TGACATTGGCTATGAATATAGCAAAGCCGGCTGCGGTACTGAACTCTCTTATCAACATGTTAGTATTTATTCCAATCAAACAGCTTTGTGGAATAAAGATCGTTGACGTCGTGTCCGCCGTCTATACACGCTTGTTCCATTGTAGTTAGCTTAACAGTCTTTGTTTTGCCATCTGTGCGCAAGAATGGCGGCAAGCCGTTTTGAGTTACTTCGTTGCCAAACTTGGCTGCTTGTGTTGGAATTTCGTTAACACCGACATCCACAGTGGTGTTAACTCCCTTAACAACCCGCCCGTCTTCATTTATAAGATCAGCTATGTTCACGGTTGTAGCTCTCAGGGATGCCTGTTTGTTGAGAATACTGCCTTGATAGCATCCTAGTAGTAAGACCGACGTCGATTAGGTTAACTTCTCTACCGACTTGGAACGCATGTTTTTTTACATCCTTGTCAGGATCGGATTTCACAGCTTTGTCAAGATACGCAAATATTGCATCTAGCATACGTTTTTTTTGCTTTGCTGACATCTTTGACACTAGCTCATCTCTGCTAGTTGCTTCTGATATAATTTCGTGTATTTTCATTTTCTTTTACGTCCCCTGAATTGCACAGGATTGTTGTAAGGGTTGGCATTGCCGAACCACATATCCATCCACTCCTTAGTGCCTGGTTGAATATTGTCGTTCTTTTCTCTTGCACGGTTGTCAGCAGCAACTTGATACGGGTCTTCAAACTGTACCTCGCTGTAGCCAGCTGATCCTGTTATGCCTGCTAGTCTTTTAAGATCATCAACATTCATTATACTCTTAGCTCTCGGTCAGGAGTACTGAAGTTCTTTTTGCGCATAACAGTTTTGGCAACAAGGTCTAGTTCTTTGTTTTTGTTATCCCAATTCAATACAAATGGAAGATTAATATCTGTTTGCATGTCTTTGATAACAGCCTGTGCATCTGGCCCCATTTGTGCAATTGCTTTACCATATTTGCTGTAAGTTGCTCTAAACAACACCACTAGTTCTTGTATGGTAATCTGTGTTACATTTCTTTGATCGTTTACTCTGTCCAGGAAGTGCCTTGTAAATTCAACATCAATTCCTACTCTTGAAAATAGTTTATCAAGATACTGTTCCAACTTTTTTAAGAGTATAGGAGTAACTTCTGATTGGGGATCATCGGTCTGTTGTTGTGTCTTGGGTTGTTGTTGCATTGCTGGTAGATCAGGCACAGAATCATCTTCTTTTATACCAAGCCCTGCGCGTACAGCGGCGTACATAGCCTCTGTAAGCCCGTCATTGTCACTTGGTACACCTTTGCTAAACTCAACAAGGTCGCCGTCTGTTGCAGCTTGTCGTAGCTTGCTAGCACTCATACCAGCAGCCTCGAGTGCATCAGGATCTCGTGTGCCTGCACTGACCACATGAATGTTGTTAAAGTTGTATTCTTTTCCGTTGTATTTGTGAATCAGTTGTGCAAATTCATTAATGCGATCTTCTCCAGCAACATAGATTACACTCTTGTATCCACGTGCCTCAACTGCCTTTAATGCTTCGATGATTGTGCGAACATTCTTATCACCGACTGTTAACTTGGGAAAAAATTGTTCTGCAAATCGTAGCTTGGTATCAAAGTCCAACGGATCCGTTTTGCCCTTTTGTGTATGACTTAAAAATATAAATCCATCACCGGGCAAGTTTGACATTGTCTCTGCTAGTTTCTTGTGCCCAATTGTAGGAGGATTCATTCGACCAAACGCGACAACAGCAGTCCTGTTGTTGCTCTCGAACAAGCTTCGTAAATGCATTAGTACTCTCCAGCTTGTAAATTTTCTACTTCGTCTGCTAGTAGTTTGTCAACACATTCCATTTTATCTGCCGGAGACATCACAGTTTCGGGTCTACGATTGATATCAAACTTTTTAACGTATTGTTTGATTGCAATATCAATGATTGGAATAAAATCTTTTTTATTATACTTGCCGCCATTTGCTACTGCTTCTTGTACGTCTAGTAAAAGCGGGTATAGATATTTTCTATAAAATCCAGATTCATTTTTCATATAGGAAATTAGGTCATCTACCATGTTCCACGGCAACGGCGCATTAGGATCAAGGTCGGAAATGTCTTCAATTTCATTAATTTTCATAGTTATTCCTTTGCGCTGATTTCTATATCAAAATTTACCAGACCGGAGTCAAACAATTTTTCTGCAATTGCTTCTGCAAGTTTGTGACTTTCTTCGTCTCCAAGCGCTTCGCTTATTGCAATGCGCCATACGTTTTCCCCGTCTTCACTTTCTCCAAGCACGCAATCAAATTCATCTTCGGTTAGTGGTACATTTGCTAAATTTACAATTGATTCGGCAATTGTCCTTTCGTCTAATATTCCGTCTTTCCAAATTATGCTTATAAAGTTATCCATGTTACGCCTTAATGATTTAGTAGTATGCTTGATACTGTGCCGTCGGTCCAGTTGTTTATTGTTGCTCTTACCCAAACATAGTTTCCTGTGAAGTTCTTAATATAAGACCCATCACTTTCGTTGCTATCAGTGGATAAGCTAGTATGAGTTGATTCAGAAACTACAAACCAGTCAGCTTCTACAGGATTGGTTTCTAGTGTTGCTTGCATTGCAACAGTCCCTATCAGTCCTACTACGCTGTATTGTACAGTATGTATTCCGTCGGATCTTCCGTAGAAGCCGTCGCCCTTGTATGGTTCACCAAAGATATCCTGGGGACTGCTATCCCCAAGATATGATTGTCCAGATAATATGATTTTACTATTCGACATATAACTATTTATCTATATCGCCTTTGTATACTAACTTATCTATTCTGCTTATGTTTGTACTAATCATTATCTGAAGTAGAAAGATAACATGTTCGTCTCTAACGTAGAAATATTGTCCTTGTATCCATTTTACAGTCTTGTGCAAATTGTCAAGTAACACTGGCCCTATCTTAACCTTGTCGGTGTTGTTGACGATCCAATTGGCAAGCTGTGGAGATCCGGGTTCTCGTCCGAGTGTTATCTTATAAGGAAAATCTGTAGGTTTATCAACAATGATTGTATTTGCGTTGCTTGTTAAAAATTTGACAACAGCCTTGTCGGGTTCCCAAAATTCAACTTCTCCGCTGTGTATTTTTTTACTTATGCTAACTAATAATTTCTTGTCATTGGAATAGATTATCATAGTCTTATGTTCGCAGCGCATCAGGTATCCTGATGCGCTGAGGAGTATATTGTATATTTCGTTAGCTTCTTCGACGAATTTAAAGTCTACCGGAGTTGATGTTCTAAAACGATAACAAACTAACGGTGACCCTTCATTGTACAAATTATAATACTTGTCTAATTCGCTCCTTGCAAACTCCAAGTTTCCACCGCGTTGTCTTTCTGTCCTAAAGATATTTGCAATGGGATTTGAAACTTTTAGTTTATAAAGATACTTTTTGTAGTGTAACTTCTTAGACTCCAGTAGTTTCAGATTGCTCATGCACAGTTACCTTAATATCGATCTTACCATCAGCAACGCCAATGTTAACAGTTCCGCCGTTCTTGAGATCGCCAAACAACATCATCCTCGAAAGCGGACGCTTGATGTCTTTGTCGATTACACGTTGCAACGGTCTTGCTCCCATTGTTGGGTCGAAACCCTTGTCAACAAGATAGTCCAGCGCCTCGTTGGAGACAGTAACGGCAATGCCTTTGTCCTCTACTTGCTTCCTGAGTTCTCCAAGAAACTTGCCAACAATTTTCAACATAACTGGCTTGCCTAGTTTGGCAAATGTAATTGTGCCGTCGAGTCTATTTCGGAATTCAGGCGAAAAGAATTTTGTCATCTCGGTATTGTCGTATTCTCTTTCAAGACTGTCGCCAAAGCCAATGCTGTTCTTCTCGGCTTCCTTTGCACCAAGGTTGGTGGTAAGAATCAGCACACAGTTGCGTGCATCCGCCTCTTTGCCGTTGGATCCTGTTACTTTGCCATTGTCCATAAGCTGAAGCAACACAGATGTAACATCTGGGTGTGCCTTTTCAATCTCGTCTAGCAACAGAACACAATTAGGATTTTCTTGTAGCTTTACAATTAATTGTCCAGCATTGTCATCAAACCCAACATAGCCCGGAGGCGATCCAATAAACTTGGAAAGGCTGTGTTTCTCTTGGTATTCTGACATGTCAAACCGCACAAGCTTTACACCAAGGTGGTGTGCAAGTTGCTTTGCAGTTTCTGTTTTACCAGTACCAGTCGGCCCCATAAACACAAAGCTACCAACTGGCTTGTCGTCGGGCTTCAGTCCAGCTTGGCTAACAAGAATCTTGTCAACAATGCTTTCAATTGCTTCATCCTGACCGTATACACTGCCTTTGAGATTGTCCTCAAGGTGTACAAGATTCGATGTTTCTTTTTCAGCAATGCGATCTTCGGGAATGTTAACAAGCTTTGCAAGTTCGGATTGCACGTTTTCTGCATGTACAACACACTCTTCCTCTTGCTCATTTACTTTAAAGCGAGAACACGCAATATCAATTAGGTCAATTGCTTTGTCTGGAAGTTTCTTATCTGGCTGGTATTTAACACTTAGCTTTACAGCTTCGTCGATTGCTTCATCTGTAATTGTAACATTGTGAAAGTCTTCGTAGTACTTGCGGATACCTTTGAGGATATCCACTGACATTTGCTCAGATGGTTCTTCAACTCCAACTCTTTGGAAACGACGCATTAACGCGCGGTCTTTTTCAAAGTACTTGCGATACTCTTCCCAGGTTGTCGAAGCAACGACTTTGATGTTGCCTTTGCTAAGTGCTGGCTTGAGCATGTTAGCAAGGTCATTTGCGCTATTCTGTCCACCTGACCCGGCACCACTAATCATGTGTGCTTCGTCAATAAACATAATAGTCTTGCCTTTTTTCTGCAATGCCGAAAGCACAAGCTTAAAGCGTTCTTCAAAATCGCCTCGGTACTTGGATCCTGCAAGCATTGACCCAATATCCAAGCTGAATACCTTGTAGTCTAGCAAGAATTTTGGAACGTCGCCGTTTTGAATACGCCATGCAAGCCCTTCGGCAATGGCAGTTTTACCCACACCCGGGTCGCCGACTAGTAACACGTTGCTTTTGCTTCGGCGACCTAGTGCTAGTGCAACTTGCTCAATTTCGTCAGTGCGTCCAATAACAGGATCGATCTTCCCGTCTATCACTTCTTGATTAAGGTCTGCTGTAAATGCTTTAAGTGCTTTGTTGGCAGATCCTGCATCTTCGTCAGCAATGCCGCCATCACTGGTTAATGCATCATCCTTGCCAATATGAGACAGAAATTTCTCTTTGTCAATCTCTGCTTGTTGTGTAACGAAGTATGCATAAGACCGTTTTTCGGTCAGCACACTAATAAACACATCGACTACTTCAATCTGGTCACGACCTTGAAACAATATTTGCGCAAATGCACGATTTAGTACACGCTCTACTGTCTGTGTCTTTTTAGGTTTAAAGTTTTTTTCGTCGGTCTTAATATCGCTGAGCTTGGTGCTAACATAGTCGTCTAGGTTAATCTTCATGCCGTCTCGAGTCGATTCTTTAGTAAATTCCTCAATGATAAGTCTAAATTCTTTGTCGTCTAACATTGCACTAAGCAGATGCTCTAATGTCACATACTCGTGTTGATGCCATGTCGCAGTCTTTACTGCTTGATCAAATACTTTCTTTAACGCGTCACTTGGGTCAATCATACGTGTTCCTTCTTTTTTCTACGCTTTTCAGCCATTGTTAGTTTAAGTTTACTGACTCTATTAATAAATTGGATGCCGTGTAAGTGATCGTATTCGTGTAGGAACACTCGGGCATCAATGTCATCAAACTTGGTCTCTACATTTATAACAGACTTGTAGTCATCTGTCAACGTCTCAAATTCCACTACAATACTTGTTGGTCTTTTGACTTTTAAGTATAATCCTGGATGGCTTAGACATCCTTCGATGCTTGCTTCTCGGTTGTTACTAATACTTTTAATGTGCGGATTCATCACTACCAGTGGTGAGCCAAACGTTTTATTGAGTATTGCTTTCATAACAAATATCTGAGCGTTTAGTCCTACTTGGTTAGCACTTAACCCTAATCCGCTTTCTACATTCATCAAGTCTATCATATCCAGCGCAATAGGCACTGGGTCCATTTGATCAATGTTAAACGGCAGCACTGGCTCCTCAAGTAGTATACTAGGCGCTTTTATTAATATCATCATTTATATCTTTAATCCTTGTTAAAATATTGTCGTCAAGTAGCGTAGGCACTTTTCCTTTTAGTACAATATGGAAGTTTCCATTGATGCCTGATCTAGGGTTAGGTAGCCCGTGACCTGTTACACTCATAATAGTACCTGGTTGTGTGCCCTTGGGTATGTTAACTGCAATGTTATGGCCTAATAACGTTTGAACATTTATTTTTCTACCCAATATAAGGTCAATCACACTGATGTCATAAGTAGTATACAGGTGATTTTTGTCTCTGTCAAACTGTTTATGCTGCAATACATTTATAAATACCAGCAAGTCTCCACGTGGTATTTGACTAGCAGCATTATCCCCAAGCCCTTTATATCTAATTGCTTCACCGTTTTCGGCACCTGCGTGAATCTTAATAGTTGCAGTTGCATGTTGCCCGTCTGCTAGTATATACTTTGCTATTATTTCTTTGCCAGTTGCTACTTCTTCTAAAGTAATAGTAACTGCAATTTTAATATCCTTGTTGCGCCGATGTAAATTATTCTGATTAAAAAATGACGAAAACATATCCTCAAAGTCAGTAGGGTTAATGTTCATTTTTTGTGCAGGCTGGTCGTACTCTTGCCGTTTGTTTTCATCTTTCAACGTCTGGTATGCTGCGTTAACTTCTTTGAATTTTGTTTCGTCGCCGCCGGTGTCGGGATGGTGCTGCTTGGCAAGCTTGCGATACGCTTGCTTGATTTGGTCTTGACTTGCTGTATTAGAAACGCCTAGAATGCTGTAATGGTTGCTCATGCATATACTTATTGAAGGTTATCTGTGTCGACCGCCAGATCCGACATATAGCCCAAACCATGCAGCTCCTGCTCCTACTATAATAGAAACAAATCCACTTTGTTCCAGCGTTGGTTCTGGTAATATCAAGTACCAGTTAATAGTAGTATACAGTATATAGATGTATATACCAATAAACAATCGAGGAAATGGCCGCCATGCATCAAATGCAATAGCCATGTGTATCCACTTAATGTAAGGATTTTTGCCATGGTCCTTTGTACTAGCGTTAACTTCTAAGTCTAGTTTAACTCTGTGTGTAACACCAGTTTCGCTATCTTCAACATCGATGTTATGTGTGTTATCCTCGTTTGCATGAGAATGGGTGTTGTTAGTGTCTTCTGGAAATTCTCTTGGCATTGGTACCCTCCTAGATGCCGGTATTAATCTATTATTACTGCTCCGTCTAGTGCCCTGACAGATTGATTATAATAACGGTCGTATGCTACAATAATTTGTTGTTGCTGCTCAACTAGTGCTCGTATGTCCGATAAGTTTAAACTTAAATTTTCGTAACCGGTACTAGTAACGCCAAATACTACAATTGCTTCTCCTGATGCAGCAAGATCGGCTATCTTTTCTTCAAAGTTATCAGGTGTAATAACAATCCACTCAACTGGTCGCGCTACCACTTCGTCAGCCTCTGGCAGTATCAGTGTTGGTCTAACAACAGGAGTAGTTGAAATTTCTAAAACTTCTTGCTTAGGGCTGCATGCCATTAGACCAAAGCCAAGGACACTCATTATTAAAAGATGTCGCATCAGTTGCATTCCTTTCTTGTTGTGTTAAAATTGCGCCAGACAGTATTTCAAAACATCTTGCTGCATTTTCTGTTCCTCGATTAATCAGTCTTTCGATTAATTCAGGCCTGTTTGCAGCAAGGAATCCAATATCTGACTCGCTTAGTTTTTGAGATAGTATACTATTTTGTCTACGTACATTTGCAAACTCTCGATTGACCCGCTGACTTTCTTGCTGAACAATTGCGTAGTCTGACTGCAATGATGCAACAGCAGCTTCGCTTAAATCAACGGCAACTGTCAAGGTTGCATTGTTAGCCGTGAGATTTTCAATTCTACTTTGTGAATCCTGATAGTACCAGTAGAATCCTCCACACAGTACTGCAATAACAATCACTAATATACCTGCTATCTTCATACAATTATCCTAATAGCTTTTCTAATGTATTTGGACCAGCAATTCCGTCAGCTACTAACCCAGCACTTCGTTGCCATGCTTTTAAATGCGCTTCAGTTCCTGGACCAAATACTCCATCTGCTGTAATCTCAAGTTCTTCTTGAATTGCACGAACAGTAGGACCTCTGCTTCCGACCCGTACTGTTTGATATGATACTGCGGCATTGCCACTTAATACAGCAATAGCGTGATCCCAATTTTCTATTCTTTCAGCTAGGCCATTCCACCCACCGTTGATGGTTTTTGACAACTGCCTAACATCTCCACTGTCGCAAAATTTGTTGAGATTATTCGCGTCCCAGAACCAGCATGCACTATCAACTGCACCTTTTTTGGTTCTTACATATCCAGCAGCGTCTTCTGGAGACATTCTAACAGCCTTGCCAAATGCAGTATAGTTGTTTCTGCCAGTAAGGTGTAATAGACCTCCGCCTCTGAAGTTCCAACCGTCATTGCTTGCTGCATCGCCATTGCCCATTCTATTTGCATACACTACATTTGCAATGGATCTAGGACGGCGGTGATATTGGTCAGCGTTGCGGCCTGCCCTTTTAAAATATTTTGGAAATACCACATTCAGTCTACTTGAACTGTAATTCATATTTTCAGAAAGTTTGTTAAAATTCACCGATTCGTGACTACACTGTGATATAAATCCTGCAACTCGATTAACTGTATCAATGTCCCAAAGCGGCAATACCTCATGCATCGCGTCATGCCAGTCATCAGCTTCGCTGTTGCCGCGCAGCAATTCGAGGGTCATCTTTTCTTCAAATTTAAATTTAAAAGTCATTGTGTGTTTCCTTGTTGATTTATTTCTAGTATCACTTTACAGTCTTTCTAAGACCAGCATGTGCCCACTGTTTTCAAAGGTCAATGTATGCTCGCCGAACTTTGTTATATTATAGTTGCCGATATACTTTGTTAAAAACAATAGCTCAGCATACGCATCTACATTTATTCTCTCAGTTATTGACTTGTCTACTTGCACACTCTCGCCGAATCCTTTGACTTTAAATACAACTGGATCAGCAAACGCTTTTTTTATACTAAGTTCTTGATTGACAGTTAGAGTTACTTCGTCTAAGTAGCTTCTATTAAAGAAATTCTTAAAGTTATTCATATTTGTTTCAGTTACAACTGATTCGTATGATTCTTGGTCTACAGGAATACTGTTTGTCAATTCTTCTATAGTCACCGGCTGGCTTTCAAAACTCTTATAGTATCTGAATTCAAAGTCATTTCTTCCTGAAAGTTTCGACACACCATCCATTAATTCCATAATTTGTTCAACAACTCCGGGATCTCTTTCTATCTCAACAAATACTCGATACATTCCGTCATCTTGTTCACCGCTGGAACAATCAGCATCAAGAACAAAGCTGTACCCTTTTTCGATGAATGCCACGAGATCTTGCGCAGGCGCTTCTTCTCTTACAGTAAAACTTATAACAACAATACCCGAGTCGCTGCCCATTTTACTGCTATGTGAATCAATTTCGAACACCTGTTCGATCATTCCATCTAAGTCGCGTGCAGTAAGACCCATTACAACGCACCTCCGTTGTCGCCAGCAGCGTCTGGCGCAGCTTGATCTTCCATTTCTGGTGATACATCATCTGGGAGAGCTTCCTGTGGTTCTTCTTCTACATCAGCATCGGTTATATCATCTAAGTTTTCCAAGTTAGCAGCATACATATCAGCAAGCAACTTCTTGGGCATACGAATCTCAATAATCCATATAGGCGATTTTTCCATCTTTCCTTTTTTAGTACCAGGTCGTAAGTCGGCTTGTGTTCGTACTGTTCTCGGTTTTGCAATGTATGACTTTTGGTATGTTACTTTACAGTCGTAATCGAGAAGGCGCTTGCCGCCCATTGGGTCTGGCATCTTATCCCTCTTCCAGAAAAACTTAGCTGTGATCCAGTGTCTGTCGATTGTCGGTCCAGAGGCTAGTTCGCCATCTTGCCAGTTTTTATAAACGTAAATATCGAGTTCATCAAGAACTCGTTCGAAGTCTTTTAATACTTCGAATGCACTATTACTTTCGTACATACCTTCGATGTTTTTAATTACATCTAATTCGTCAAGAATATTGCTCATTAAAGTTCCTACATTATATTAATTATATTTATCATCTATATTCAATGCGTGGTTTTAACGCGACATCAGGGGATAAATACAAGTGCAGGGAAACGATGTCCTGTTAAGGACCAATCACTCTGTCAAACTACCTACAGGAGGACTGAATGGGTAAAGCTAGAGCTAACAGTAATAAAAAGCAATCGAACTATGCAAAAAATAATAACAATTCGGATACGAATGTTGTTAAAATTAACAGTTTTCTTCCAAAGAAGAAGAAATCTGTCGATATCATTCCAAGAAATACAAATCAAGAAACTTACGTGTTACAACTAACGGACGAGCAGAAAGACATAGTCTTCGGGATAGGTCCTGCAGGAACCGGCAAAACCATGTTGGCTTGTCAGGTGGCAGTAAAAAGTTTTCTAGAAGGTAGCGTGGATCGTATTGTTGTTACACGTCCGGCAGTGAGTGCAGATGAAGATCTGGGTTTCTTGCCTGGCACACTGGAGCAAAAGATGGCTCCGTGGACTCGGCCAATTTTTGACGTATTTAAAGAGTATTTTTATGCTAACGAAATTGAAAATATGATTGCTGAACAAGTGATAGAAATATCTCCACTTGCGTACATGCGCGGCAGAACATTTAAGAATGCATATATTATTGCAGACGAAATGCAAAATGCAACGCCTAGTCAAATGAAGATGTTACTAACACGAATTGGCGAAGGATCTAAAATGACTGTTACTGGCGACCTTGCCCAAGCAGACAGACTCAAGGACAACGGATTGTTTGACTTTATTGGTCAAGTAAGACTGGTTAATTCAAACCGTATTTCCGTTGTTGAATTCGAGCATGGCGATATTGAAAGACATGCTGCTGTTAAAGAAGTTCTCCGAATATACGGCGACGTATAATACCTCAAAGGGCTCATTTCGGTGAGCCCTTTGCCCTATATCCGCTTTCTTACTACACTACTTCCGGTAGTAGGTGGTCGTGACTGCTGTGGAGCAGGTTGTTCATATTTTAACTCCCAAACTAGAAATTCATTCTGCGTGAATATAATTTTCCAATAGAGTCCTGTTATTGGAACTTTACCGTCCTTGTCTTGGTAAATTCTGAGCAGTGCATAATATTCGCGCCATATCCATTTTCCGCTGCTGCTCTTTAAAGGTAGCCATGCCCACTTTTGCCTTACATCTTGTTCGGGCAACTTTGGCCCAGGCTGATAACCGTAATTGACTCCCATCATATTGCCATTGGTGCTTTTATACTAGGCATAGGATTGTATCCAACTAGCTTATAATCAAGAGGCACAGTTTCAAGTAGTTCGTCTAAATTACGAAACTGTGGCATAGCTAGTAGTGGACCGGCTACTGGCACTCTTGTAATTTGTTCTTTGACCTGATCCATGTGATTTTGATAGATATGGCAGTCACCACCTGTCCATACAAAGTCTCCAACTTTAAGTCCAAGTAACTGAGCAAACATATGTGTAAGTAAACTGTATGACGCAATGTTAAATGGTACTCCTAGAAACATATCAGCACTACGTTGATAAAGCTGACAGCTCAGCTCTCCGTCTTGTACATGAAACTGGAACAGTGTGTGACACGGCGGCAGTGCCATTACTGGTACTTGATCTGCATTCCATGCACTTACAATATGTCGTCTACCATTTGGATCATTGTGCAATCCTTCTAGCACTTGTGCAATCTGATCTACATATCCTAGCTGTGCATCCCATTTGCGCCATTGTTGTCCGTAAACAGGACCAAGATCCTTGATAGTAGAAGTGTTTGTGTAGCCTAGCTCTGCGCCTTGCTTGTCAGCGTTTGCAGTCCATATGGTGGTCTTGCCTATGAGATTTTCTCTTGGTTGCTGATAATGTATTTCCGCAAGCCTGCGCTCGTCTGTGCTGCCCTCTAACAGCCAGAGCAGCTCTGACACTACGCTTTTCCATGCAAGCTTCTTGGTCGTTACTGCTGGAAACTCTTTGCGCAAGTCAAATCGCATTTGATGCCCAAATACTCCGCGTGTCCCTACGCCTGTTCTATCGCCTCGGTCTTTACCGTTGGTTAATATGTGTTCTAATGCTTCTAAGTATTGCTGCATAATGGCCTTTCTGTAATTTTGTTTGCTAATTGATAACACTCACCATAGTAGGCGTGTCTAGTTTCTGGTGCAAAACACTTGACTTTTGATAAATCCGGACCGCCATTTGGTCTCCATCCAACCCATCCATGATCGTGGAGCCAACAGACACATTTGTAGTAGTAATGCTTGTTCTCAAAACTATAGTAAGATATCAAATAGTATCCTGATTCATCAGGTTTACTTTTGGGAAACGGTATCCACTGTGACATTTTCTTCCTTTACACATGGTTCAGTAAGTTTTACATTTGTGTGCGTGTTGTGATGCTGCTGCCGGCGCATGATAACTCACATATGTTTCAAGTTTATCAGTAGTATCTAAAACGTCTCGTAATTCACGGCGTTCATACGTACCGCGTTTAATAGCAACAGTAATCAAATTCAGTGCATTTGCGATATCTTGCAAGTCAATGTCTGGAACAATTGTATTGCCATCTTCGTCGTATGATATTTTGTTGGTCATCTTATTTAATTCCTGCTTGTTTTTTTAACGCGTTAAGGGCAATGTATATCTCAACATCACTTAATGAAGTGTCGGCCTTGTATGCTCTAAGTAAAAGTTTTTCTCGAAATTGGCAGCCTTCTTTGAGACTGAGAAACGTTTCTCTTATCTCTACTTTTTTATCATGTTCTTTAGTCACTGTCTCTAATCCATTTCTCGACGCTGATATCGGTGCCGGCCTCTGCTGCGCCTAGCAAAAACTTTTCCTTGATTGTAGATGCTGGCAAGAACGTGTCGCAATCAAATGTGCCAGCGATACGGCTTAGCCATATCTCATCAATAATTGGAAGCAACCCATTGACCAATTGCGCTCCGCCTATTACCCACACTGGTTGCAATTTGGACATTGCAATTAGTCCATCTGCTGCGGCATCAAATGTTAAATAATGATATGGACCATTTTTATCCATAACGCTGCTGGTAATTACCACATTGTTGCGACCAGGCAATGGCCGACTTTTATCCGGCAAGCTATCCCAGGTGGACTTTCCCATTGCAACCACTGCACCAACAGTGCATTCTTTAAACCATTTCAAGTCTGCAGGATTGTGGGGCCACGGCAAATCACCGTCTTTGCCGATGCCCCAGTCGTCGTCACATGCGAGTATTGCTCTAATCAATAGTCTTTACCTTTTAACGTATTCATCATACTTCTATTTTCACGTTCGACTTCGGCTTTTGAATCATCCCATACATCTTTGAGAACCAGCCAGACCAGATAGGAGAGCGTTGATGCTATCACTCCAGCAAAGATCGATAGCGAGGCGTCTCCAGTAAGTAGAAACACAATGCCGCAAATCGGAATAGCCATTGCTATCCATGCTCCTATAAACTTTGAAAAACTTAGAAGTCCTGTTCCTATTTTTTTAAGAAATCTCTTGTACGTTCTATTCATGGTTGTCTGCTTTCTTGCATAAATCAATCATCGCCTACACCCGGCTCTTCCGAGAATAGTTTTATTTTGCCTTCTTTGCCATCCATTTCTACAGCAGTGGGCAGTTGGTCTTTCTTGGTAATTATAACAGGCCACATCTCGGAATACTTGAGATTGAATGCTATCCAGTCGCTTGCTCCTGGAGCAGTGTCGGGATGGATAGCATCAGCAGGGCATTCTGGTTCACAAACGCCGCAGTCAATGCATTCGTCCGGGTGTATGACCAGCATGTTTTCACCTTCGTAAAAACAGTCAACTGGACATACTTCGACACAATCGGTGTACTTGCAGGCAATGCAAGCATCATCAACGATATAAGTCATTTCTTGCCTCCTAATATTGAAATTGTGTTTTTTCTATTAGGCATTTAATCTTGCCAATCTAATCAATGTTGCACTTAGGTTAATCTCTGGATCAACAACTAGTGCATGATCTACTAATCCTTGTTTGATTGTAAGTATTGCACTTTGCTGAGTCTCTTCGTTGCCAAACAAATCAATGTTATCATACAACCAGCGATAGATTTCTTCCATGTCATCTGCTCGAACTGTTCCGCACAACAGCTTACGTGCTTCTTGTATCTTGCCTTCTTTGAACAGATCTACCATTCCAACCTTCCAATCGGCTATTCCGGTATCAGCATCTTCGACAGCAGTAAGAGATCCGTCAATTGAATTTTCTTGTATAAGACTGATAGCTTTTCTCAAGTCAGGATACACAACTTTAACATATTTGTCCAGTGTTTCGATGTCAAACTTTATATGTTCTTCAATAAGAATATGAGCCAGTCTTGCAGTAAACTCAACTTGGTCAATTTTAGCAAAGTGAAATTGTGAACAACGACTGTGCAACGGCGGTGAAATCATGTTGGGCTTGTTGGTGGTTAGAATAAATCTAGCATATCCAGAATACTGTTCAATTGTGCCTTTTAATGAATCTTGACCCTGCGGCGACAGTCTGTCTGCTTCGTCCAATAGTATTACTTTGAAAGCGCCCCACGGAATGGTGTTAAGGAACGGAACAATCTTTTCTCTAATAAATTCAATCTTGTTTTCTCTGCTGGCGTTGACTTCCATCACGTCCATTTCTTCCACGTCGAGCTCATGAATCAACATCTTAGCCATTGATGTTTTTCCTGTTCCTGCTGTGCCCGACAACAACAAATGTGGAATTGATTTATCAGCAATCCACCGCGCTACTTGAGCTTGCTGCTTACTGTCGCGAAACACGTATCCGTCCATCGTCTTAGGTCGATACTTGTCTGTCCATAGTTCTATCATTTACTGTTTCCATTCTTGTCTTGGGTATCGTTTGATTGTTCGTTGTTGATTGCAGCGTCTTCGTCGTCGTCTACATCATCCAACGAATTGATTGTGGCATTTAACACCTCAAGGAGCTTCACTTCCTCGTCTGATAACGGTTCCTTGTTATTAGCAGAATAGTGTGTTTCCAGTGCTTTTAATTTATCTGCTATATCATGTAGCTTATTTAATACGCTATTCATTTTTAGTCCATTTCTTTGGGTTCTGTATCCGATCAAGGGTTTCGTATTTGTCTAATGCTGCATGGTAACGGCTGTATGTCAATGCTTTGAGAGAAGGATGTTTTTCTTCTAATTTTTCATCACGGCGATCTACTATAATCTTAATCCAGGATGTGTTATTATAAAACGGCTTATCTGTAAACTTTGAAAGGGGGATTTCCTTGCATTGGTCTCCCTTGGAATCAATCTCGATGATTCTTCTAACTATAACAACCCGCCCGTCAGAGTCACATACTTTGCAAGCATGTCGAACGAGTGACATATCTCTACCACTGTACTCTTCTTCCAAGTACGATCCAATGCCTGCGCATCTCTTACAGATTTCTACACAAGCTTGGTCAACACACTTGACCACAGTATTCTCTTCAATCATTGACTTGAAACTGCGCATGCCATTTTTATTTAATGGATTCATTGTATATCGCTATCTCCTGTTGCCTTCTAAGTGGACAATAAATCTTTGTCCAGCCGTTGATCATGATATAACCCAGCCCTATTAGAAAATAAGGTGCAATCCAACTAGTACCATCGTAGAACATACCCAATAATATCAATTCAGAAGACGTGTCGGCAATAAAAAATGCCGCTGCCCAGTCATAGTATCGCATGTGTAGTTTTGCAGGAGTGTTGCCTGCTAGTTCTTGTAATCTTTCACGGTCCATAACTTAACTCCATTTTAATATAAAAAAGGTTGCTTCTCGTTCGTTTTCAAACTCCAAGTATCGCAGATCTCTAAAGCGTCTTGCATGGTCAAGTGGACCTTGATTATTAATCATCCAAATTACCGAGTCGATAATCTCGGTCTCGGTTTTGCAAAACTTTGACAGATCAACTCGCGTCACTTTTTCCATCCGTTGTGATCAAATATAATTTGAATCGACTTTGCTTGAAAGTATGCATCGGCTAGTGCGTTGTGCAACGAAGTTTGCATATCCTTGCGTGGGTCTTTGGGCATGCGCCTGGTAATTGTTCGGCTGTCCATTACTTGCCAAAACTGCCACGGAATGGGTTTACCCATGCTACGATACATGTCTTCGAGCATCGTAAAGTCAAATCCGTAACCTTGCCCCCAAAATTCGTCTACTCCCATACTCCACTTGCTCACTTGGCGCAATGCTTCTTCCATGGTTACTGCACCTGTTTGATCAAATGCTTCTTCCATGATTGCCGGGTCTTGTCTTCCCCACCACTCAATTGTGCTGTCGCTGCTGGTTCTGCCAGCAGCATGTTGGTCGTCTACTAATATCTTAATATATAGTTCTGAATGTGGTTCAGCAGTTGTACTGAACGGATTAAACTTTACAGCACCTAAACTTAATACTGTTGCGCCTGGAACTGTGTCCAGTGTCTCTAAATCGATTGTGCCATGTAAGGCCATAAAAAAACTCCTTGATAATAACATATACTAGCATGCAATCATCAAGGAGTCAAGTTAAAGTTTAGAAGTTTATTTTAAAAATTGTGCTAGTTCTGGGCCTTGCCAGCCTTCTGGCTTGAGCACTTTCCCGTCTTCACGACGTCGCACTTTTCCGGTAATGGGATCTACTTTGGCAAAGTTGGTGCGCATTACTTCTTTCCATGCGCCTTCGCCGTCTGCACCCAGCGAATTAATAGCGCCAACTGTAACAACCAAGATGTCTATAAGTGCATCTAGTTGTTCTACTCTATCGTTTTCTGCAATTGCTTCATGCAATTCACCATGCTCTTCATCAATTAGATTGACATATAGGTCGTACTGTTTCTGATCAAGTACATCGGTATCTTGGTCAATTGCATACATGAAGTCTTTTGAATCGTTAAAAATATTGGTCATTATGCATACATTCCTATTTCTGCTGTTAGTTCTTTGTCGGTTATTTCTTCTACTACACTGTCAACAGCTAGAATAGCTGTCAACTCTCCATTGTAACTGCACGAAAAGTATTGCGGATTACTGTCTTCTTTGATGTGAAAGAATCTAGTAACTTCGATGCCCGACATCGGTTCGATAGAACTTTCTGAATAAATTATAATATTGTTTAATACTTTATAAAATTTTACCATTATACTCTCACAAAATCTTGCGGATCAAAGGTTGCACCTTCGCCGTCTTTGTATTCTTTGCCAAACGTCAATCCAGTTGGCTTTATTGTTTGCCATCCTATAATTGCATCTGGATCAACCATGCGCACTTCTGTAGAACCAGTTCCGTTGTCAACATTCAGTCCTCTAGTCCATCGACCATGTTCAACTAGGATCCAATCACCGACGTTGTAGCTATCTTTGTTAGTGTCACCTTTGGCATAAACTTGACCCCAGCGTGCATAGACGCCGCGTGTTGTGCCGTTATCGTCTGCGATAATTAATCCACTATTGGTTTTTTGTTCACCAAAGTGCATGTCGTTTACAATAACTCTATCGTGTATAGGTTTCAAATCACCTTTAAAAACCTTGTTAAAATTTCCTGCCATTAATCACCTTTTCTTAGCTGTAGAACTTTTAGATTTATCTTGAATAAAATTTCCGTCGTCATCTTCGATCCACTTGTCAAGTTGCGCAGTAGTAGGCTTTGATTTCTCAGTCTCTTGTTTTACTACTACTACTACTTCTTCTGCAACTTCTGGTGCTTGCTTTAAAACAGATTCTTCTGCCATGCCCGGTTGTTGAGCGTAATAGTCTTTTAACACGTTTTCTTTTTTTCGAACTATTTGTCCTCCTGGACCTAATTCATCGCCGCGTGCGTTGACTTTGGCATTACCGACTGCTGGAGTTAGTTCGTTTCGAGAAATCAAGAGATCGAGGTCAATATTCTTACCATTAGCACTTTTGTAGATTTTACGACCTGATTGTTTCATTTGTATCTCCTTATAATGTAACATTACTTATGATTGGTGTCAACCAATGATTGTACATTTGGTACAATCGTTTATCTTAGAAATTCTTGCCAGTCCAGCCCGTGCTTGATACTGTCAATTCGGTGTATACCGATCAAAAATAATATATAACTTGCAACGCTGCTGCCCCTGCCTACGCCCCAGACAATATCATTCTCGCGCATAAAGTCTACAAGGTAGATCATGTAGCGCAGCAAGTCATGCATTCCTCGGCGGTGAAACTCAGTTAATTCATCTATCATACGAGGGTATTCAGCTGATTCTCGCTTTAGTAGTTTATCCCACAAGTAATCTTCTAGATTGATCTTCTTGTATTTGTCTGGCATGTACCATTCGCCCTGGCAAACTCCGTCAAACGTCTTTTGATCAACATCTATTACAACATATTTCATAAGGGGATCTAGGCCAATTTCCTCTGCCCTTGCATTGAATTTGTCAACCTCGTCACTTGGGTCACAAAGAACCACATGGCACTTGTCCATGTGGCCGTGATAAATCATATCCATTAAATTTCTATTATTGAATCGTACGACCCCTAGGTCATCGGTTTTTAAGAGCATATCTTATATTAGCTTACTCTTATTAAACTGTCAAGATCATTATCGCCTGGTTTACGGTTTTCTGCCTGCTTTTTTCTCACAGCCAGCGCCCGTGTTTGTTGTTCTACTTTAAACGTATCCAACAACAGTATCATTTGGTGACGAACATCCTCGTCGGTTGTCATGAAATAAATAGAGTTCAGTTTTGCAATCTTGCTTTCGATATCGCGATCTGTCATCTCTAATAGGTCGGTTAAGTTAGGATGCATTAAGAGTAACTACCGATGGTTCTTAAAAATAAAACAGTGTTATCGTAGCTAAACACTTCGACTACAATCGGATCAGTTGACGATGTTGCAATTACTGTAGGTTCGCCCCCGCCTTCTACCTTAACTGTTCCGCTGTCTTCTTGGAAAAATTCAACAGTCCGTGCTACATCGTCGGAGTATAATATAAATTTCATTGATGCATACTGCGCAGTTGGCATATTAGCAATGGTTAAATTTACCTTAGCACCAACTTTTATAATGTACACTACTGGACCAGCAGTCCAGTCAATGATACGATCTTCCAGTTGTGCAGGATTGCCGTTCATTTCGGTATTTGATTCAAGAGTACAAGCTCTGAAGTTAGCTTGTACAATTGAATTGTTATCAAAATCGTTGTCAGTCGTCTTGGATACCGATTCTGCTTGTAGTTCTGTAATCTCTTCGCCTGCAATGCCTAGGGCTGTTTTAACAATGTTAAAATTGTCTCGAAAGCCTTGGCTATCGTTGTCTTGCCCTGCTACTGGGAAGTTCTCGTCTATTGTTGTACTAATAATTTCACTAGCCATTTGTTGATCCTTAACTTTTAATTATTTATCGTTGTTATACGTTGAATTGATAATTCGCGAACAATATATACTGTTCGTTGCTGTTGCCAGTTGTAGTGTCAATGATGTACCTATCTATGTCATAGTTGATACTTGTAAAGTCAAACCCTGTGTTCAATATGTTTTGTTGTATAAGTGTACTAGTTCCAGAGTTACAATAGACCAACGGAATAGCCAGCACATAGTCTAATTCGACTCGCCCTCCGTCCTGTGCAGTTCTCATCCACAGTGGCAAGAAGTCTCGTGAACTAGTTCCTGTTGCTTTGATGTTTTCTCGCATATTATCAATATTGGCAATATACTTTTTTACATCTCTGCTTTGTGAAATCTTTATTGCATTAGTATCAGCAGTTATTGGATTAGTATGAGCTGGCCTGTAACTTACAGGATTATCGGTTACTGCTTTATATCTGCTAGTATCAGTTGTAATCTTATTTGCACCATTGTTTACACTAAACGATGTTCTAGTATGTCCAGTAAACGGATGTGCAGGATCAATTAGTTCAATATAAACAACTTCGTACACAATGTTGTTAGTACCCGGGGCCTTGGCGACTGCTGTTTTAAGATTGCCCATAAAGAACTTTTTTCGTTTGTGATTTTTGGCAATTGCACTTACAAAAGTTTCTATACTAGATGTTTCAATTCCGCCATAAATCAACGACTTGAGATCCTGCTGTACCCCAAAATTTGGATCACTTGGTCTATAAACATTTGTAGGATCAATAAGTGTTGAGTTGTTGATCAGTGTAGCAAACAATTGTTGCTGTGTGCTATTTAAAAATGGTCTAACAAAGATATTACTATATGTTAGATTGTCTAGATCACTGATTCTTAAAGTAAATTCTCGCGATATTGCGCTAAACCCAAATCTATCTCTGGCAATTATACTAAATGTATAAACTCTGTCTAGCGTGGATGTACTTCCGTCAAAGGTAGTTTGTCCTGTATCAAAAAAGGTTAGTCCTAGTGCGCCAGCAGTTCCGTTAATAGGAACCTTTCCTACTAGTTCTCCGTCTCCTTTGAGCACAACCCCAGGTGGAAGACTACCGCTAACTAATGCGTATCTTAGAAAGCCGCCGGGTATAGATGTTATAGCCCTTACGTTGATTGTGCTAATTCTGTTTGCTTGTAAAGTACCTAAGTTTGAATTAGTTAACCACGAAATAGTGCTGTCAACTTCACCAAGAAGCCTCAGCGTAAATGTTTTATCTGTTTTGGCAGTTTCTGTTTCGTTTCTTGCAAATGCCTTAGTAAAAAACCCACCTGTGTACGTACCAAAGCTCAATGCACGCCCGGTGCTAAACACGCGAGTTAACACATTGTCAATTGCAACCCTGTCGACTTCTGCAATAATTTCAACAGATACATTACTGCTGTCTGCATTATAAAATAACTGCTTAACATCGGTTGCAATTCTATTTCTAGAAACAGCCGGAACAAGTAATATAATTTCATTATCGGATACGCTAGTGACATATGCAGGATAGAGGGGGGTACTTAGATGACCTGCTAACGTATTTCCATTGAGCATATTTTCATCTATTTCTAATATTGCCGATGATGTAACCTTCCACTCGATGTAAGGATAGATGTTGTCAATTTCATACGACTCGGTGCTATCAAAGTTTAGACTTTTTCCAGAATAAAAATCAATGTTGTTGTTTGACAAGCTCTCCACAAAAAAGAAGTCTGTACCATTAGCAGTCCGATTGACTATTAACGGACTTGCTTTGTATGTAGATAACAATGGAGTAGTTAGGGTAATGGTATCATAATTTCGGTTAGTGTCATTCACAGAATCAACAGTATATCCTACTCCTTCGATTACAATTTCTTTGTCAACTAAATTCTGTAAATCGTTCAGGCCGTCATCAAGTGATGTTGAAAGTTTTCCTATTCTGATAGTTGTGTTGCCTACTAGTACATCGTACACGTATGAGCCAAAGACTGTGACAATTCCTGTTAGCGTGTTAAATCGCTGGGCCGATACTGTAAATTTATATTCCTTAGTAACTGCTGGCTGATACGAAACGCGGCCTGCTACTTCGCCGGTTTGTTGATCAATTACCATTCCTGTAGGAAGTAAACTGGGCGTGCCGTCTGGATTATAAGATTCCAGAAAGTAAAACAATTCTCCTGTAACAGTTGATGATTCAATTGTATCTAAGTAAACAGTAATATAATTGTCTGCACGCTTAACACCAAGATCCGCTGGAGTTAGCCATATCGGTGCTCTTACATACGTCATGTCTGCTGTAAACACACCGCTGGATGCCTTCATTATGGTAGTATCAGCTCTTGCAAAGTCGTCGCCAACAACGTATATCTGGAATTGTCTTTTTACAAAATTGTCACCGTCGGTTACTGTTACTTCGAACTCGTATCTTCTATTAAGTTTTTTTGGATTTTGTGTCGGAATACTATAATCGTATAGTGTAGTATCATAAAAGAAACTGTCTAATCCATTATCACTTAACACACTATAATCAAATGGAAAGTTTCCGTATACTGGAACGTCGTACCCACCGTTTATTATATTTCGATCTAGTGCAAGAAGCGGATCAACAACTCCTAAAAGTCTTCCGGTTGTTGTAAGTTCGATACCCGGAGGCAACTCTCCACTTCCGTCTGCAACAAAATAACGTAAAGTACTGCCAGTTGGTAAATCAGCATCGGTTGCTAATAGTTGGTAATCGATTACACTGTTGTCTAAAATAAAGAACACATTATTAGGACCGACTGGTAAGTTACCATCGGGTGTAATCCATACTGGTTCGTCCGGTCCTTGAATAACTACATTAAAAGTTCTATCTGCAATTCCGCTATCGCTTACAGCCCTTATAACAAAATTACTAAGCTTATTAGTACTCACTTCAAAAGGACGGCCGACAATACTGTTAGCTTCGAGCCGCAACCCGGCTGGCAACGATCCACTGATAATAGATGTAGTAATCCCTGAAGTATCAGCCAGCGGTAACGCTATGTTAACTGCATCTCGTTCTTGTATTATTCCTAGCTCGTAATTTGTAGCTACGGTCCATTCTGGCAGCATATTATAACTCCTTATACAATATTACCCAAGTCTATTAGAACATTCGACGGCGCAGTAAATGTACCTAGATCAACTCCGATTTCGTTTATTACCCAATCAAGGATACTAGATGAGTTAATATTAAATGTTCCAAAGTCGAACCCCTCAATGTATCTTCCGATGATAGCATCATAATCGAATCCGTTTATGTTAGCAGGAATTACATTGCCAGTTGTTAACGTTCCTACATTAGATATATCGTTGTTGCTGGCATCAAGTGATTGGTTAAGTGAAGTTATTCCGCTTGTTATTGTAATAGTGTTTGTATTGGCATCTGCTCCTACAACTATACCATTTGCGCCTTGAATATTTAGATTAATTCCGTTTCCTGCAATCAAACTACTGGTATCGCCTGTAATAGTAAATCGGCTATCGGTTGCTGCTCCGTTGATGACAATGGTGTTAGCAAGTTCATCTAATACAATATTATTACCAGCAACTAGTTTTCTAAAGTTTGCAACACCGTTTGTTACTCCAGCAAAAACTTCAGCACCTGACGTGCCTATATTTACAGCAGACAGAATGTCCAGTTCTTGAAAGTTTTGATTAACCTTGATAAATGCATCTCGTAGGTCTTCGCCTGTTCCGTCATTTATTGTATTACCTACGTTAATTTGTTCTAGTGCCATTGTACTCTCCGTTTTAAATATTTATGGTATTTAATGTAAGTCTACCCACCCAGGGGTACTATCATCTGCATCTTCTGCATACCCCTGGAATTTTCCAGTTGTTGCATTGTACACCATTCGACCGCCTGTTGGTGTTAGCAGATCAATTTCTTCTTGGGTTAAAATAGTCGGACCGTTGTAAACTTCGACAAAGTTGTCATTTATTTTACTCATAGCGACTCTTAGAAGGTCGCCTCCTCCTTCGTTTGGTCCTGATCCAATGTTGACTATTTTTTGTACCATTATACTCTCCCTACCACTACTTCGACAATGCCGTAACCAGTATCAAACTTTTCCGATACTGCTTTACCGATTATAGTTCCAACAGATGGATAATTATCAACTATTGCATACCCTGGGTATGCTGCCGAAACCAACAAGTCGCCCTTTGCAACCTTTCCTATAACGTTACACGGTACACGGCCTTGTAATGCAAGCCCGACAACATGCTCACCTTCGAGTGCGCTGTTCATCAAGTGTGCTGGATTTGTTGTTACCACTCCGGCAACACGTCTGTCGCCTTTGCCTGATGTGGTTGTGACTTCGTTGTCACCGCCAAACACTAGTACAGTTCCTGGTCGGTAATCTGCATCTCCGAGGTAGTTTTCGGCCAAGTCAGCATACATTGCTTCGGTGGCAGTACCATTAAATGTAGTAGCAAACACTGTGTTCCATCTGTTGGCAGTGCTACCTATGCTTTGGCCACTGTCTGTCGGTGCATTAATTCTAGGTAACAAACTTCCGCTTGTTGAATTAAATGTAAATTCAAGACCGCCTGTGCCTGTAATCTTCATTGTATTTGTGCCCGGATTGTATGTTAACCCAGTGTCAGTAAATAATGGAAGATTTCCGGTTGCTGCTGTTGCAAACAACGGATAATGCACAGCATCAGTTGTGTTTCGGCCCACTACTGCTGCATTAGTTGCAGTTGTTGCAGTTGCAGCGTTGGTATTAATAGTTGAAGGAAGACTTAGTGTAAATGCTCCAGCTGCATACCCTACTGTAATTTGATCAGCAGTTCCGTTGATTGATACAGTACTACCTAATTCGACAGTATCAGATGTTGTACCATTACTGAGAGTAAATCCGCTGTTTACTATCATAGAATTAGTAACACCGTCTGTAGCAATGTTGATCCACCCGTTGTCGGCACTAAACGTATTACTACTAAAGCTTGCAGACCCGCGATCAGCTGCTGTTATTCCGGTTGCGTTGCCTCGAGTTGTAGCTGCATTTAGATTTAGCTTGCTTTGTGATATTGCAGCGCTTGCGCTAACATCAGCATCAAGTATTGCCCCGGCATTGATCTGCGCAGAGATGATGCCGCCGACTATTGTAAAGGCAACATCCGATACTGCTGGATCAGTACTCAAGTCCGCATTAACCCATTGTGAACCAGTGCTGTTGTATACCAACAAGTTACCATCTGCAACACCAGAAATGGTAACATCTGTTAACTCACTAAGCTCGTTTTGTAGATCCAGTAATGCATCCACGTAGCTTTTGTTAACACCGTCGCTGCCAGATGTTGGTGTAGACACGTTTGTAATTTGATTTCCGCCTAGGCTTAGCGGGCCGGTCATTGCATCGCCAGACTTCTTAATAGAACCGCCTCCGATTACATTTCCCGGAGTGATAGACACACCGTTTCTGTCCCAACCAAGGCGTCGGTTAATGTATCCCTCAACTGCGGTTTCAACAGGTACTGAGTCTGCTGTTGCGTTTGTAAATGTAGTGTCTGCTGAGAATTCGTTTACACGAACGCCTCGTTTAAATCCAATACCGTCGATGTTTGTAAGTACAAGCGCAGCATTAAATGTAATTCTTCCGGTACCTTGATCAACTGTAAAGAATCTACCTACGCGGAAAAATCCATCCTGGTCAGTGCTTGCAAAGAACACACGGCCCCTTGACCGTTCCTGTACTTGTGCTTTGGAATTTAGACCAGTGCTGTCGACACTTTCTTCGTCGGATACTGCACTAATTGCCGGGGCGCCGTAGATTCTATCAGGGTAATTACTGGTATTGTATCCGCCAGTACCGACGTCCAAGAAGTCGTGACTTGTCGCGCGGCATGTTGAAATATTTACAGTAATTGAGGCAGCGTCGCCTTGCTCGAGTCCTGCTTTTATAGATATGTTATCACCAACAATGCTATCAACTCTTGCAGCCAGGCCTATTCCTAAAAATGCAGGGTTAATATTGTAAACATCTTCGAATGTTATAATACTAAATGCTTGCCCTGTTAACTCGCTTGTGCCACTTGTATCAGTTGCTTCCGAGAATCCTGTAATTCTGTGTAACTTTCCTGCCCATGCAAATATCATTCCAAGTATCCTGCCTTGTGAAATGACATCAAGTATACCAGTTGCAAAATTTAAGTCGCCTTGTGTTCGACCTAGTGTAGTTCCGCCAGATGGAGCCGATCCGACAGTAGAATCAATTGTATAATCATTTCCAATTGTGTATACTGCTCTATCATTTGAAGCTAGTAAATCGACATACACAAAGTTTGAATCGATTGTAATTCTTGATTGTTGCCCAACAGTTGGAACACTGCCAACAATTGTGTTTTCAAATGCAATTGTTCTATATGTAAACTCGTATTCGTTGAATACAAGTGCAGTACTCGGGCGGGTAAGTGTACTTGGTGGGATGCCATTGACTAAAATGTTTTGTTTTAATCTGTATACAGCTAGTGTGCCAAATGCAGTATTTTCCTGTAACCCAGTATTGCTAGAAGCAATACCACTTGACAGATCTAATCTCCACACTGTTGCTTGTATTGTGCTTCCGCTGTCACACAACGCTGCAATAGATTCTGTTGGAATTTGTACAGAAGTTTCAGTTGCACTTACTACATCGTAAGGTTGATATAATCCGCTAGCATGAAGTATTTCTATTTCACTTGCATTTAATGGGTATTCAGTTAAGTCGTAAACATATAATGATATGCTACCTTTGTTACCAGAAAATCCTCTATTAACAACATCGTCGGGTATACCAAGTGAAGTGCTAGAGCCTTCAAATACTTCGTCAGTTGAATTAAAAATTCCACCCGATACCGATTGTAAGTATAATGTTGTGTTTATTCCGTCGTAATTTGAAAATGCAAGAGTACTTGTAGCCAACAACTGTGTAATTATTTCGCCGTTAGTTAGCAATGCTGTTAGGTCGCCAGTAAACAACAGTTCTTGGTCAACTACAAACATCTTAGCTGGCTGAATATGGTTTTGTGCAAGTGTTACTACAGCTGACTTTTCGTCTGTGTCACTGCCTGCTGCAATCATTCCGTATGTACCGTAACTGTTATTTCCAGTTAGTGATCTAAGTTGTGAACCGTTTCCTGAAAAATATCCAGTATGGCAATAGTATGTAAACACACTTACAAGTTCAGCTAATGAATTGTTCATAGCTACAATACCATATCCTAAATCGTTGATTTGTGTGTAGTCGTTTGCCAACATTGACTTGTTGCCAGCGCCTTGTAATACAATCGGAGTTAATCCGCCTGCACTGTCAATTGCGTCGTCAAATCCGTCGCCGCTGTTGCTATTTTCACTTATAATTAATGTTGCACTAGCAACGCCGCCATCGTCTGCAACATAATTTTTAATGGCATTAACCTGATACCGTACTCCGCTAATAAAGTACGATGCAGGCATCTTCGGTTTTCTAATTCCTAGACCCGAGGTTGCTGCTGCTTCGATATTTACTGTAAAGTTATCATCTTTGCTGACAATAGTAACAGGAATGTTATAAGTGTATCCGTCAATGAACATTCCGCCTGCAAACGTTTGTGTATTTTTACTTTTACTAAAGCTAGAACATGTTTGTGCGTATGGCGATTTAGTTTGAATAGATCCGGCTGGATCCAATACCATCATAAATCCTCCTTGACGTTGTACCGTCAAGTTTCTTATAATAGTAGCGTCGTTTGTTAAGAACACATCCATTTCGTTGTTGTTCATCGGAGTGCTAAGAGGGTCACTAGGGTCTGTTAAATAGTGATATCCGTAATACCCAACAGTATTGCCACTATCTAAATCTACTTCTGCCTCTCCACCAGTTGCAATGGTTAATCCATCAAATACTGCGTCTCTATAAAAGTATGATCTTGCAGCAGAACTTTGACTTACTCCATCTGCAGGACGAACAATTACACGTCTAAATTCGTCACCCTTGAGTGATGTGTTGTTAGGAATACGAATAGGAAGTTGTTCTTTGTATATTCCAGTCTCGACAAGAATTGTAATTTGTGTCTCTTTAACTGAGCTTCCAAAATCTAATTCTTCGCTTGCAGTAAACTCAACAGGTGACAGTAATTCCATTTCGACAGTATCGTATGTCGGTGATCCAGCGCTATTGGCACCTCTTGTGTAAGTTACAATTCTGCCAATTGCCTTGCTAGTTCTACCTACTATAACTTTGCCAGGAATAACGTCGGCATTTGGCGTTGCGGATGCAGGATTTCCTGACTGAATAGTATACTTGTCAGGACCACTGTGTACAAAAACTTTATAGTAGTTTGGTGCTTCGACTAGTACTGGGTCGTCTGTAGTTTGGTCAATGGTATTTAATACGTCGTCGAATCGTGCGGCAACTGCGGTGTACCACTCGTCGGATGTTGTACCTAGACTGCTTGCAATCTCTGCAAGCAGTAGGGTTTTTGCTTGAGTAATTCCAAATGCGGTTTCTGTATATTGTCCGTTGGTATCAATTGCAACTTCGGAGCTCGGATTAGCAAAGTATCGTAATCCTGCAAATCTTGACAAATAATTGTTCTTAATTGTTCCAGTACTTGCTTGAATGTCAAGTTTGATACTGTCAATGATTAATCCAACGTCTCTGCTACAAATGGCTTCGTTGTAAACAAATGTCGGAAATTGTGCATTGATTGCAGAAATAGTATTTGTAATAACGTTAGCACGCTGATTTTCGATAGTTGTTGCAACAACAGACTGGTTGCCTGCTGTCGAGTATCCAAACGGAGACGACGCAGTATTTGTTGCCAGCAAATAAGCATTGAATATGTCGGCACCGTCCTGGTATTGTAGTACCTGCACGTAGGGTCCAGCTTCAATTGGTGATGCTTCTTGTATTCTTGCAGCCTTTGCACACGCTGCACTAATACTAGCATAAGAATAACTTTCGCTGCGGCCTTTTTTTCCAGGAGGTGACAATGATTGAGTATCGCTGCCGGCTTTTGTAACATATAGATTCACAGTGCTGCTATAAGAGCTACTGTCGACATACAATTTTGTTACAGCTTGTAGGTCTTCTTGGCCGTTTGGTGTTCCTAATCCGCTAAACGGCGAAGGATGATCATATAAAGTAAGTGGCCCAAGCATGGTGTCGCCGGCACGTTGTACAACTTCGTCAACTTGGGGGACTTCAGCGCCGGATGCACCGGCTGGCACTTCTAGTGGCCCAGTTAGCGTTCCGCCGACAGCTTTTATATAAGATAAATCAGTATACCCTTTTGATACCAGAAGATTGTCTTCTGTAATCGCCGATCCTACGTGGACACTATTGAAGTCCGATACCATTGAACTACGATCGTTGCTGACTAAGATGTCCTGTGTGAAATTGTTGTATGCAGTAGGTGCACTGATCTTAAACGGATTTTGCACAGCCGGCGCCGGATCGCTGCCTATTTTAGCATTAATCGACTTAACAACTAATTTCTCTCCATCAACTTCGAAGCTTATAGTGTTTTCGGAATTGTTTGGATCGTTTGTGCCAGCATCTGAAACAAGATCGAAAAAACCGATTCCAGTGCCATCTTGTTTTACAAGGGGAACCCTTCCCTCGTTGCCTAGTAATGTATTCGGTGTATCGTTGAGCGTGGTAAAACTAATATTTCCACCTAGTCCAAAGATTGCATACAGTTCTGTAAAGTTTTCATTGACTTTGCGAAAACTGTCTCTTACACTGCCGCCAGTGCCGTCGTTGCCTTCTACACCAATATTAACATCTTGTTTTGCCATATTATAACTCCATTAAACAGCAGGTTGTGCTAGCTTATCCATATCAAAATTTACCGAGACACCGCAGCCGCAAGCCGATGCAGCATTTGGATTTCTTATCTCAAAGTTGGAACCGACTAAACTTCGCACATAGTCGACTTCTGTTCCGATTAAAAACATCAAACTAGATGCGCCGATTATAAACTTTCCAGTGCCGGCATCAACTACTTCGTCGCTGGCAATAATGTCCGATTCGTCGGCAATTGTGCCCCAATCGTATTCAAATCCGGCACATCCGCCGCCTTTTAAATTAAGACTAATTCCGTAGACGTTGTTTTCGTCACAGATTGCATTAATTTGAGTTTTTGCCGAATCGGTTAGTGTGCAAATATTCATTTTAGTTCCTTCTATATATTTATTGCTAATTTTTATAATCTTAATGTAAATACAGTATGTTCATTAAACAAAGTATCGTAGAGACATCACATACAAGAAAAAGCAAATTAGGTGCTGATCATTTGTATACTAGAAAGAAAACAATTGTGCATTTTCGTTGCGATAACTGCGACAATGAGTTCACACGCTTCCGAGGAAGCATGGATCCAAAGCGGCTAAGCAACAATTATTTTCATGTTTGTTCTATGTGCGATGCAAAGAAATTCGCTCAACGCAAAGGAGTTGAGCGCAAGAGTGTGTGGACAATGAGTGCTAGCAGCAACTTGCCAATTGGCGGATTATGAAGACTTGTGCAGCTTGCTGACAGCAGTTGCAGTTGCTTTCTGATCATTGCCCACACTTCGAATCTTCTTCTCTAGTACATGCAATCGTTGATCCTGATCTCGTACCTTTTGCTCTAGTCCTTGCACATATTTCTGTGTAGGAACGCTGCGCTCTTCGCCATCTTCACCTAGAATAGAATAATGGTCCACGCCTTGTCCGCGTAAACCACCTAGTACTCTGTTTGCATTTTTTTGACTGGGTGCAGGGTCGTTAATTCTGCTGTACATCTTGCTTAAATAATTCATACATATATTTATGTTAGTAATAAAAGCACAGTGTATTGTTTGGGAGTTAGATAATATGTGTATGTTGGACTTCTGTGAACTAGGTGCTCTTGTTCGCCATCGTAAACAAGCTGATAATTTGTGGTACCGATTGTAATTTTTACGGCCTTGCGTAGGAACATACAACGACCAGTCTTGTAAGACCTTGCCCGGGGATTAAATACAATCCCTGACGTCATTTTTGGAAAAGTAAAATCTGCTGTAATATTAAAGTAATCTCGATAGTTAAGGTCTCTTATCTGATGCTTATCCATGTTTTAACAACCACAGCGTGTATTGCTTGGGAGAGAAACAGAACTTCTCAACCACGGGCGGGCCGCGGCCGACGCCGGGCCCGTCTATCTCCGAAACAACAATAACAGACTTTTTTAAGAACAAACTTTTTCCTGTTGCCCAACAAAACGCCCGAGGATTAAACATGCGTCTCTCGATTATCTTCTCTGTTCGTTCTTTGATCAGCCAATCGCCGATGTTTTCAAGACTTGGCGAATAACTTGTTTCTTTGGTCATTGCATAAACTTCTTCCATTGGGAGTATAAAGGCCAAGTAGTGGCGCCTCCATTCGTACTCGACGAGCCATTTTTCCTTGCGAGTTTGCATGTTTGTGAATTCCTAAGTATGTGCATTTTTCAATAACCATACTGTGTAATGCTTGGGAGTGAAATAATACACAGTGAGAACTGGCGATCCCGGTCCGTCAATTCTTGTATAAACATGTGTTGCAACTTTGAGAAACAGTCGCTGACCAGTAGCCCAACAAAACGCTCTAGGATTAAAGCATATTCGATCTACAGTTCTAGTGGTTCGGTAACTGATGACCCAGTCGTTTAGTTCATCGTCCATTGGCACCAAACTTTTTCTCTTTGTCATAATTAAAATATCATTCATTGGTATTGAGTATATCATACACCCTTGTCTGAAGGTGTTCTTTTGCCTGCGATGATACGCTTCTTTGAGAACAGTGTTAGATTTACTAGGCTTGTTCATACAATTGCTTGCTGGAAAGATTCTTCATCTTGCTTTCTACCATAATATCAGCATGTGGCCAAAATTCCAGTGCCCAGTCATTAACTGCATGATTCCACATAAAGTCGCTGTGTGCGCGTAGTTTGCCTTTTTTGTAGCCTTGTGCTAGCAAAGCTGGCATGTCGGGTCTTACAGCGTCGCTATGACCGTGTAAGACGTCAATGCGACTTGCGCTGTAATGTATAGCTGGGCGAACGCCGCGCCAACTGTCAATCACACGCTTGAACTTGTCGTCATCTGGCGACATGTATGTGCCCTCTCGGCACCAATCATGATGTATATCTAGGACCAGGGCCAAGTCTTTAGCCAATTCGAGGCTGTCTGAAATTCCCCATTTGTTTTCGTCATTCTCGATGGTAATGCAGTTTCGTGCTTCTGTAGACAATCGTTTAAGAGCACTTTTGATACCGGCTGGACCTTGTCGACCTGAGATGTGGACGTTACACTTGAAATCTTGGAACTTCTGACCGTAGCCCATCCACCTGATGAGATTCGCATGATATTCGAACTCCGCTATACTTCGATTTACAATTTCCGGGTTATCACTAGCAAGGACGACGAATTGTCCGGGATGCATCGAAAGTCGCACATCAAGGGCTCGCGCCGTGTCTCCAACTTTGCCGTAGTGCTTCTCGCAGTACGCAACCACGTCGCTGCGACTCCAAAAATACTGCCAATCAGCATGGGTAGCACAAGGTAGCTGATTACTACCAATTCGAACCATTCTAAGTTCAGGAACACAGGTTCCGACATATTCTACCAATCTTTTTGCTGCGGCTGCGTTATGTACCATGATGTCCCATAGCCGCTGTTCTGCAACATCACGTGTTTGTCTATTGAGCCATGCAACTGTAGTGGATCGCTCAGTAAGAGGACGTTGTAGTTCTTCCAACACTTTCTTGTGCTGTGTTTGATCCGGATGTAGATATTTACAAGCAAAGCCGATACGTTTTTGCATTTTTAGAACCTTATGTTTTTAAACT